ATATGATTTCTGCGAAGTAAACCCGCCGCAGTCATTCTATTTCTCATAGACTACTTACAAAGATAACCCATTTTTAAGTAAAGAATATGTTTCTACGCTTGAAGAACTGTATGTGCGCAATCCGGCAAAGGCACGTATTTATTGTGATGGCGATTGGGGAATTAACGTTGATAACCTTGTATTCCATAATTGGCGTGTTGAAGAATTTGATGCCCTTACATTGGCTGCTTCTGGATTGGAACATAGAGCTGGCGCGGATTTTGGCTATGTAGACCCGACAACAGTAATTGATAGTCTGTATGATGTAGAGAACAAGCGCATTTATGTATTTAATGAGTTCTATAAGCGCGGATGTTAGTTAGACGAAGTGGCGGCGGCAATGAACCAGATGGATTTACATAAGGTTAAAATCTTTATGGATTCCGCAGAACCGCGCAGCATAGACTTCTTCCGCAGACAAGGTTTTAACGCTGTTCCTTGTATTAAAGGTTAGAATAGTGTGAAAGCGCGTATTAGCTTCTTACAAAACCAAGAGATTATTATAAGCCCCGCCTGTCAAAACCTGATAACAGAGTTTGAAAATTTCTCTTATCTATTGGATAAGAAAACAGAGTAGCTAACCGAAGATACTACACACGAATTTTCACACGCTATTGACGGTTTAGGCTATGCTTATAGTGATATATACACCAAAAGCAAGCTAAAGTCATTTGATAAGGCTTTACTTGGATTATGAAGGAGGTAATTTAATTGTTTATAATAGATAAACAAGCAGATTTAACAGAACGTTATATAGCTGATACTATTTAGCAATTTGAACTTAAAGAAAAGCAAAAGCTAAATAAGTATTGGAAGTATTACAAAGGCAATCAAGAAATTATGAATAAAATAGCTACAGATGTTGGTAAGCCGTGCAATCGCATTGTTACTAATTATTGTTTCAACATTGTATAGAATTATTTAGGATATTTGACAGGAATTGATATTACATATAGTTCACCTAATGATTTTGATGCCATCCAAGATGTATTAAACTACAATGACGTTAGAACAGAAGATAATGAATATTTACGCAATGCTTTAATCTTCGGAAAATCCTATGAAATCAACTATATAGATGAAGAAGCCAGACAGCGCTTTAAGGTATTAGACAGCCGTGAATGTATTCCTATCTATTCTAATGATTTAAACAATGATTTACTCTATGTAATTAGATATTATGTAGCCGATACAGTAAACAATGATTAGGATGAATATTATATTGAAGTATATGGTAATGACTTCATCCGCAAATACAAAAGTAGTAATGCCTTTGCTACTCTTTCTCTATTGGAAGAAAAGCCTAATATTTATAATCAAGTTCCAATTACAGTATTTAGTTTGAACTTTGATGAAGAAAGCATTTTTGATAAGGTAATGACATTACAAGATGCTTATAACAAGCTGTTATCAAGTGAAGTTGATGATTTTGAAAGCTTCTGTGATGCTTACTTGGTGTTGAAAGGCTGTTAGGCTGATGCTGATGATTTAGTTGCTATGAAGCAGAATCGTGTGCTGCTTATGGATACAGACGCAGAAGCTAGCTATTTAACCAAGAGTGTAAGCGATACATAGATTGAAAATATGTTAAAGAATATTAATGATACAATTCATAAGATTTCTAATTCACCTGATTTTACAGATGAGAAGATGCTGTCGCAATCAGGTATTGCTATGCGTTATAAGTTGGTTGGTTTTGAAAATGTTAGTTCTAATATCGCAGCTAATATGACGAAGGCACTGTAGAAGCGTATTGAACTTATATGTGCTGTTCTTAGACTTACAAATGGTGATAATACTTGGCGTGATGTATAGATTGTATTTACAAGAAATTTACCACAAAATATCACAGATACCGCGCAAGTTATTAACCAATTAAGAGGTATTGTAAGTGATAAGACATTACTTTCCCTGCTTCCATTTATTAAAGATGTAGATGCAGAATATGAACTTATCCAAGAGTAGAAAGAAATGAATATGGATATGTATGGATTTAATGATGCTTCTACTAATGAATAGGATGATGCTGAATGAATTATTGGCAAAAGCGCGAATTAGAATAGCGTGATTTGATATTTGATAAGACATTGGCGCAATATGAGAAGGAATTAAAGAAACAATACCAACAGGCATTAAAAGCAGTTAGCCGTGATATTGAATAGCTATATGATGAAATTCTTATTGCTTCTGGAAACGATACCTTATTAGCAAGTGATTTATATAAGTATAACCGCTATTTTAGCCTTATGAAAAGCCTTAATAAGCAGCTTAAAGCGCTTGGCGGCGAAGAAATTAATATTACAAAATAGAAGCTGCTTGATATGTATGCTATTACTTCTTCCTCTGTTGGAAAGTCTATAGGGTTTAGCGGAGAGTTCAACCAAAAGACAGCAAAAGAAGTAATTAACAGTATATGGTGCGCAGACGGCAAGCATTGGAGCAACCGCATATGGCAGAATAAAGCGCAATTACAGGTAGCGCTTGAAAAAGGCTTAGTTGACTGTGTAAGCCGTGGTGTAAGCAAAGATGAACTTGTAAAAACATTGATGGAAACATTCAATGTAGGTTATAGAAAAGCCGACAGAATAGCACGAACAGAATTAAGCTATGTATAGAATAAGGCAGCAATGAACAAATATGAAGAAGCTGGATTAGATGAATATGAAATCCTATCCGCGCACGATGAAAGAACTTGTCCTATCTGTAGCAAGATGAACGGCAAGCGTTTTAAATTATCAGAAGCAGAAGCAGGAGTTAATTACCCGCCGCTTCATTCTAATTGTCGCTGTGCTGTTTTAGGCGTAATTAAATAAAGGAGGTAATGTAATGTTTTAGATAAATAAGAAAACGAATAAGATATTACTTACAAAAGGCGATAATGCTTCTTTTAAGGTGAATATCATAGAAGCAAATGGTTAGATAAGACAGTTGTTTGACGATGATACTATTACATTAACCGTAAGAAAAACCGCAGACAGCGATATAGCATTTACTAAAACCGCCGAAAATGGAGTTATTAATTTAGTTCCAACCGATACTAAATCTCTTGCTGCTGGAACATATGTGTATGATATTTAGCTTACTACATTTGGTGGTAATATCTATACTATAATTCCTATCTCTTATTTTGAAATTGAATAGGAGGTAACGCAATGATTGATTTATATGGTGTTCTCCAAGAGCAAGAAACAATCAATGGCGAATTGGGATTAGGCGTTGATTATTACAAGGGTGAAACAGGTGCGCAAGGTATCCCCGGCAAAGACGGTAAGGATGGTAAAACACCAATTAAAGGCGTTGATTATTATACCGATGAAGAAATAGCTTCTATCAAAGATGAAATTGCGCAAAAGGTTCAAGTAGGCGCAAAGGGTGAAGATGGCAAGAGCGCTTATTAGATTGCGCTTGATGAAGGGTTTGAAGGTTCTGAAACAGATTGGTTAGCCAGTCTGAAAGGAACAGACGGAAGAAACGGTATTGATGGTATAAACGGCAAAGATGGAAAAACACCTGTAAAGGGTGTAGATTACTTTACACAAGCCGAAATCCAATAGATAGAGAATAACGCAGCTGCAAAGGTTGACTTATCAGATTATGCCAAAAGCGCAGACTTATCTATTGTTGCTACTTCTGGTTCTTATGAAGATTTAGTAGATAAGCCTACAATTCCTGCCGCTTATGAACTGCCTACTGCGTCTGCTACGACATTAGGCGGTGTAAAGGTAGGTAGTGGCTTATCTATGACAAACGGCGTTCTGAGCGCCACAGGTGGCGGCGTAGCCGATAGTGTTGAATGGGATAAAGTATAGAACAAGCCTAACTTCGCAAATGTGGCTACAAGTGGCGATTATAACGACTTATCTAATAAGCCTACTATTCCAAGTGTAGAGGGGTTAGCCAGTGAAGCATATGTAAATGAAAAGGTTGCTGCTATCGTCATTCCAGAAGTCCCAACAAAGGTTAGTGAATTGGAAAATGATAAAGGTTATTTGACTGAACATTAGAGTTTAGAAGGATATGCGAAAACCGCAGACTTGGCACAGGTAGCAAAGACTGGTTCTTATAATGATTTGGTTGATAAGCCTACAATTCCTTCTACTACTGGATTAGCTTCTACAAAGTATGTTGATGATAAAGTAGCTGGGATTGTAATTCCGGCTGTTCCAACTAAGGTAAGCGCATTTGAAAATGATAAAGGATATTTAACAGAACATTAGAGTTTAGCAGGATACGCAAAGAAAACAGAAATTCCAACTGTTCCAACTAATGTATCTGCCTTTACTAATGACGCAGGTTATTTAACAGAACATTAGAGCCTTGCGGATTATGCTTTAAAGAGTGAGATTCCAAGCACTACTAATTTAGCAACCAAAGCAGAAGTTCAGGAGGTAGAGAATAAGATTCCCGCACCTTACACACTTCCTACAGCTTCTACTTCTACTCTTGGCGGCGTTAAAGTAGATGGTAATACAATTACTATTGTCGATGGCGTTATAAGCAGCGTTGGCGGCAGCGGTTCTAATGTCGAAGAAGTATATATAGGCGCGTCTGTTCCTTCTGATGCAGATATAAAGTTATGGGTAGATACAACTACTTCATCAACTACAGAGGTTTATACAAAGGCTGAGATAGACGCCAAAGGCTTCCAGACAGAAGCACAAGTGTAGGTTTTAATTAATACGGCATTGGGGGTAATTGAAAATGGCACTTACTAATAAATTAATCGCAATAGCTGACGCGATAAGAGCAAAAGCAGGAACAACAGATTAGATGAACCTTGAAGCAATGGCTACGGCAATTACTAACCTTCCTTGTGGAAGTGGCGGAAATGGCGTTAAATATTATGAACATTAGCCAACCAATACTTTCATTACATTAACATATAAGCTAACCGGATTTGATGCTACATAGCCTATATATTGCTTATATACTGTTGTAAAAGGAAGCTATGACAATACAACTAGATTATTAAAAATAGATTAGACTGCTACAACAGATATCGTCACAGAGATAAGAAAGCAAGGATATAATTATACTATCTCTTATGGATGGGATAATGATGCAAAGAAATTAAAGATAATATTTCAAACGGCAGAATATAAAGCGCAGTCTAATGGAAACAATATAGCCACACAAGTTCCTGTAGTATTTATAGGGGGTAACGCATAATGGCAGTAATTAAATATAAAGATGGTAATGAATGGGTAGAGGTAAGCGGCGGTGGCGGCTTACTCTTACCTGATGAATATATTAAGGATGCTTCTGTAAGTGGCAATACATTAACACTTACGAAGAAAGACGATACAGAAGTTGCATTTACTCCTTCTGGCGGTTCTGGTGGCGGTGTTAGTGGTTATGCATTTATGTCCAGTTAGACATTTACGGATGAAGATAAGCTTCATTTAAAAGAAGTGTATTCAAATAAAAATATCCATATGACTATTGATTGTTTAACCGTTGTCAGAACAATGAGCCTTGGTTCAAAATGGGGATTTGTCGTTATAAATACTAATGGAGCAACATCTAACCAAGTATTGGTTTATACTATAACTCTTGATAGTAATGGAAATATTACAAGTGATAAATTCACCTTATTTATGTCTTATTATTTAGTTGGGAATAGTTCGGCGTTAAGTGGTGATATTATCACAAGTGATAATTGGAGTCAATATATCTCTGGTGGTGGTGGCGGAGATTGGCAAACCACAACCTCTTCATCAGAAAGTAATTTATATAATGCTAAAGAAATGGTTTTATATTGGCAAGATAGTAGTAGTATGAAACATCAATCATATTTGAATTTTATTGGTGATTTCAATTTTGGAGTTGGACAAACATTAGGAACAGGTTGGAATAGTGTAGAGATACGTTTAGACGCTGATGACACAATAAGCCATCCTTCTATTACATATAATGGCACAACTATTGTTGCTTCAAATTGTGTTATTTTTTTCATTCTCTATAAAACCTAATAGGAGGTAATACGATGATTAAAGTAAATTATAATCAAGAAACAGGAAAAGTTATCTCCTTCGGTAAAGATACAAAACCCTATATTGAGATAACAGAGCAGGAGCGCAAATAGCCATTGCCTGATAAGTATTCTTATTATGCTGTTGTAAATGGTAAATTCACAATCAAGCGCAGAACTCCAACAGTAGAAGAATTACATAAGGATGATATACAAGCTATTAATAGGGAAATTAGCGAATTAAAGAAAAAACTGTTTGATACAGATTATAAAGCAATCAAATATAGCGAAGGTTTGCTTACTGATGAAGAATATGCAGAAGTAAAGGCACAGCGCGAAGAATGGCGTTCTGCAATCAATAAACTAGAAGATAGATTATAGTAAGGGGTGTAGTTATGAATCAGAATAATTCCTTAACCCGTTATGATGCTAGTGAAGGTAAAGTGTTCGATTGGAAAGAAGCACGTTATATATATGATGAAAATGGAAATCCAATAGAACAAGAACACCTGTATATAAAAACGCTTTTTGTTGGCGGTAATGACACTATTGAAAACTATGTCGAAGTTGATAAACCGTTAGAATAATTTCAAAAAGGTATTGACACTGTAATTACAATCTGCTATAATAGGATTGTAATTAAGGAGGTTGCTTATATGCCTACAATCTGTATTTTCCGTGGTATCAAAATCTATATGAACTGGCGAGAACACCAACCGCCGCATTTTCACGCAAAGTATGGCGGCGAAGAAGTAGTAATTGGAATTAATGATGCAGAAGTTCTTGAAGGTAGCATTCCAAGCAAACAGTTAAAGCTGCTTTTAGGCTGGACAGTCCTTCATCAAGATGAATTAATGGATAACTGGAAGCTGGCAGAGCAGAAGCAAGACTTGTTCCAGATAGAGCCGTTGAAATAAACGGCTCTATCCGCACAGGAGGATTTATTATGATACTAGAACCAAGAGTAAAGGAATACTTCAATAGCGGCAGGAAAAAGCTTGTAGGCGTTAAGCCGAACAGTGATTATACTTTGCTATTGGAGTATGATAACGGCGAGAAGCGCTTATATGATGTTAAGCCGCTTGATGGTGTGTTTGCGGCATTGAAGCCTATGGAAGTGTTTAAGCGCGTTTATATTGATGATTGCGGCTGTGTGGCTTGGGATAAGAACCCCAATATAGATAGTAATGTTGTATGGGATAACAAAATAGATTTGTGTCCTGATAGCTGCTATCTTGATAGTAAAGAGGTTCAGTAATGGCTACAAAGACGGCAGTATTTCAAATCAGACTTACCGAAGATGAAAAGCGGATGATACAAGAAAAGGCAGAAAGCCTAGGCTTGTCAATGGGTAGATACTTAGTTATGCTGGCAATTCAGGATAAGCAACCAAAGCCAGAAGAAAACGAAAAATAATTTTTCAAAGACAGGACAGAGTAGTTAAAATGCTCTGTTCTGTTTTTTATATCTATGTGAAGGGTGGCTGAAAAGCCAAACTTAATTTATATAATTTATGAAAAGGGATTGCGGCAATCGCAATAACTTAGGAGGTTAATTATTATGGATGGAAATTTAAACAATCAGAACACAGGCGTAGATACTACTATTGATACTTCTACTACTGGAACTGAAACAAAGACTTATACGCAAGAAGAAGTTGACAAGATGCTCCAATCAGAAGTAGATAGACGTATTACTTCGGCATTAAAGAAACAGGCTAAAAGCAATGAAGCCAAGATTAAGGAAGCACAAAAACTTGCGTAGATGAATGAAAGTGAAAAATTTCAATATGAGTTAGAGCAGCGCGAAAAGGCAATAGCTGAAAAAGAAAAGGCACTTGCTCTAGCAGAAAATAAAAATGAAGCTGGCAAGATACTTGCCGATAAAGGATTATCATTAAGCTTAGTTGATTTTGTTGTTGCGGAAGATGCTGAAACGATGAACTCTAACATTCGCCTTTTGGAAAAGGCATTTAAGGATAGTGTAAAGAGAGAGGTTGAAAAGCGTTTAGGCAGTTCCGCACCAAAGAAGAATTTACCGCCTGACGAAACAATTACAAAAGAACAGGCTAAGAAAATGGGAATTAGAGATAGACAACAGTTATTAATGAATAATCCTGAACTATATAACCAATTATTTAACTAATAAAGGAGATTTTAACTATGGCTGTTAATACTGTATATGATAATAAAGTTATTGAAAGCGTAGCAAAGGATTTACTTACTACTGCTATCAACACTCGTTCTTTAATGACGATTGACAATGAACTTGCTGAAAGTGCTGGTATGGTTAAGACTATCAACACTTATACCTACACTGGCGAAGCAGAGGAATTAGCAAATGGCGTTGGCAATACTGCTTCTAAGCGCGGCACTATTTCCTATGTCGGCAATGATTACCGTGTAAAGCTCTGCCAACAGGCTTATGATTACACTGATGAAGAAGCTATGAAAGACCCATTTATTGTTGATGGTATGATGAAGGGTGCTGTTCAGGTTATGACTAACAAAATGACTTCTGATTTTGTTGGCGCTATTACCGGAACTGGCGTTACCCTTGGCGTTACCTTCGCAAAGGGTGGAGCGCTCAACTATGATACTATTGTTGATGCTATCAGCACTCTTAATTTTGAGGATGAAGGACAGTTATTCATTCTTATCCCTAACAAGTGGAAAGCAGCGCTTCGCAAGGATGAAGATTACAAGTCTGCTATGATGGGACAGGTTATTTATAATGGCTAGGTTGGCACTATCTGCGGTATTCCTGTCATTGCTACTAAGGCTTTAACCGATAAGGCTTTTGTTATGACTAAGGAAGCTGTTAAACTTTTCATCAAGAAAGATGTTGAAGTTGAACCAGATAGAAACCCTGATACCCGCAAGAATAGCGTTTATCTTCGCGCCACTTACCTTGTCGCTCTTGCTGACGCTACTAAGATTTGTAAGATTAGCGAAGCAACTGCTTGATTAATCTAATAGGAGGTTAGCAAATATGTTAGAGAAAGTAAAACTATTATTAGGGATTACAGATAACTCCAAAAATGATTTGCTAACTTTTCTTATCGAACAAGCCATAGAAGAAGTAATGGCATATACGCATTTAGAATGCGTTGATGAACTTAATACCACAATCGTTAAGATTGTTGTATATAATTATAATCGCCTTGGCACAGAGGGGTTAGGTAGTGAAGGATATAGCGGTGTTAGTTTCAACTATACCGAAGATTACCCTGCTCCTATTGTTCGTGCGTTGAAAGCCAAAAGGAAGTTAATTACTCTATGACTTTCAACCGCGAATTAAAACCAGTTTCAGTAATTTCCTTCACTACTGGAACTGATGCCTACGGCTAGAAACGCACATTAGGTAGCACCAATAGAACAGTTGAAATGTTTGTAAAGGTATATTCACAATCTAATGTTAATGATATTCGCTATAATGAAGTAACGAATATCGGCTTAACAAAAGATACTTCAATTACAGATGAAAACCAAATAGTTATAGATGGCGTTACTTACAATGTGCTTTATGTTATTCCTTCTGGAAGATTACACCAAATTCTAATGAAGAAGGTGTAATAATGGCTTAGATAGAAAACTTAGATAAATTATTAAAGAAATTAGACAACTTAAATACGGTTTCTGTTGAATAGGCAGTTAATGAAGCTTGTATTCTTGTAGAGAATGACGCTAAACGGCGTTGTCCTGTTGATACAGGCGAATTGAGATTTTCAATAACGCATGAAGTAGAAAGAACAGGTGAAAACAGCATTAGCGGCATTGTAGGAACTAACACTTCCTATGCTCCTTATGTAGAGTTCGGCACAGGCATTTTTTCTTCTCTTGGAAATGGTAGACAAGATAAATGGAGTTATAAAGATGCTAAAGGCGAATGGCATACTACTATAGGTTAGCAGCCGCAGCCTTATCTTCATCCCGCACTTGATACCAATAGAACAGAAATCGAAGAACTTATTAAACAAAAGATAAAGGAAGGAGTTAAACACTTATGATAGACTATAAACCAATGTTAAAATAGGAATTAGAAAAAGCTGGCGTTCCTGTTTATTATGAGTTATTTGTAGATAGTTCTACTAAAACTCCTTGCGTTACCTATATAGAAAACAATAATTCTTCTTATTTAGAAGGAGACAACTTATTTTACAGCAATCTTTCCTATAATATTAAAATATGGGGAAATGATTTAGCTACACTCATTCCAATAGCAAACAAAGTAAGTAATATAATGCGTGAACAAGGATTTAAGCGCATTTCTTATAATGAATTATCATTTAATGGATAGATTGAACTTATATTGATTTATGATGCTGTTGGATGGGAACGAAATTAAATTATAAAAGGAGATAATTACTATGGCTGGTATTTTAACTAAAGGCATTACCTTAGTTACTCATTAGGTGCTTCTTCAACCTATTGGGGAACGGCTTATATTACAAAGTTGTATCTTTCTTCAACCTGTTATATTACGGCTGGTAGCGCAACGACTATTAAAGTTGGCACAACAACAATAGGCGGTTCCAGTAGCTCTGGTAGCTATACAACAATCACACCTTCCAGAAATGCTACTTATGATTTAGGTTCATCTTCTTACTATTGGAACAATGTATATGCTTATGCTTTATGGCTAAAGAGCGGATATAACACAGTGAAACTTACTTGCTATTCTTCTAATGAACTTGCTATCAATGGTAGGAAAGCAACACACGCATAATAAACAGACAAGGAGATTATAGTTATGAAAATTACATTAGGTAAAATTGTAAATTCTGTTGCGGCATTAAGAAAAATGGCTTCATAGGATTTATCATTGAAAACAGCTTATGAGACATACAAGTTGATTAAGATTATGAATGAACACTTGGGTTACTTTGATGAAAACCGCGATAGAATTTGTGAATTGGCAGACAATCAGGATAAAGAACTTGAAGCACTACTTCAAACAGAAGTAGAACTTGCTGATTTCCAAAAGGTGAAGGTTAGTCTTTCTGAGAAGGTGAATATGTCTGCTTTAGATTTAATGGAGTTAGAGGAGTTCATAGAATTTACAGAATAACCCCAAAAGGAGAAAAAGATATGGAAACAATTATAGTGGCGCTTATTACATTGGCTGGAACTATCGGCAGCGGCGTTTTATCTGCTGTTATAAGCAACAATCTTATAAAATATCGCGTCGAATAGTTGGAGAAAAAGGTTGATAAGCACAACAACTTAATTGATAGAATGTATAAAGCAGAATCTAGCATTAAGTTAATCCAAGAGGAAGTAGAATAGTTAGAAAAATAAGTGAATTGATGATTGACAATTAAGCGTTAGTGGTATAGTATTAGCTATAGGAACTTAATTAAATTCTATGGAGGTTAATTCTATGGCTAATACTACTGGCGCTCCCCGCACAAAGCGTCCCGAAATCAAAATTGCGGTTAAGGATTATGAAGCACTTACCGCATATTGTAAAGGCGTTGAAGGTGCTACCCCTACTAGCATAATTGGCAATCTGGTTAAAGAGTTCTTGGAGAAAGATGAAGTGAAAGCCGTTGTTGCGGCGCAGTCTCAGGACAAGAAGAAACTTAAAGCAATCGAGAAGAAGAAAGAAATGATTGCTAAACTTCAAGCAGAACTTGCTGAACTTGAAGCATAAATAATTTAAAGGCTACGGAATTAACCGTAGCCTTTATTTTTGTATCTTGACATATTAATCATATGTGCTATAATCAATATAGAAAAATCAAGAACTATTCAAGATGCTATATTGATTTTACAGAAAAATTCGTTTGTGTCGGCTTCTAACTGAATGGGGTTCAAGAGGCCGCTAGTTCGAATCTAGTCACTCGGACCATGATTGCCGAACACTATAGATGAAATGGCAAAAAAGCCAGT